AGAAGAGAATAAAGTTTCTACATCAAAGATGGCTATACAAAGACAAGTTCAAGAACAACCGATACAACCTCAACCTGCGCAACAACAATATTCGCAACAACTTCCACAATATCAAGCTCCACCAACGCTAGACGCTAAACAAGAAAAGTGGGTAGATGAAAATGGTTGGTTTGGAGATGATCAGATTATGACACTTGCAGCTTTTGCAATAGATCAAAATTTAATTGCAGAAGGATTTAGTCCACAGACTGATCAATACTATAGTGAAGTTGATAAAAGACTAAGAAAAGAATTTCCGCAAAAGTTTGACGAGCCTTCCAATCAAGTGAAGCCTCAACAAAAGGTGGCTTCAGCAGGCAGGATGGCTGGTAATACTAGCTCAAAAAGACAAGTTAAGTTGTCGCCAGCAGAAGTGCAAATGGCAAAAAGATTAAACGTACCCTTAACAGAGTACGCAAAATATGTTAAAAGGTAATAGTTATGACAGAAAATGACAATAAAGATTTAAACAGAGCCTCGCGCTCTGCCGACACTCGAGCTAAAAAAGAAGCTCGCAAACCATGGAGCCCGCCATCAACGTTGGACGCTCCTCCTGCACCTGAAGGTTATACTTACAGGTGGATCAGAGCCGAAACTTTAGGCGTTGAAGATCATAAAAATTTAACTGCAAGATTGAGCGAAGGTTTTAACCTAGTTCGAGCTGAAGAGTTAGATGATTCTCAACAAGATCGATACGATACCCTAAAGCAAGGAAGACACACAGGAGTAGTTGCACGTGGTGGTTTGCTATTGGCTAAGATTCCAAATGAAACTCGTGAAGAGAGGAACTCCTACTATAATTCACGTGCCAAGACACAGCAAGACGCTGTGGATAACGATATGATGAAGGAATCAGACCCAAGTTCTCCGATGTTAAATCCTCAGAGATCAAGCAAAGTAACTTTTGGTGGTGGTCAGCGAAGTTGATCATCAATACTTAATAGAATTATAAATTATAAGGTGACTTATTATGGCTAACAAAGATGCCCCATTTGGAGCAAGACTTGTAGGTAAATTAGGTTCTGGCGTTGCCAACGGTGGTACAACAGAATATAAGATAGCTACAGGAGCTTCGGGGAATATTTTTTCAGGCGATTTAGTAAAAATGCTTAATACTGGTACGATTTTAGTATCAGCAGCTGGTGATGAATCAGTAGGTGTTTTTAGAGGGTGTCAGTTTACTAATAGCAGCGGTGACGTTGTTTTTAGTTCTCACTTCCCAGATGGTACCGTTTCAACTGATATCGTGGCTTTTGTACAAGACGACCCTGATGCTGTATTCGAGATTCAGAGTGCTGGTTCTCCAGCTCAAACTGATGTCGGTTTGAATGCAGACATTGCTTATACAGCTGGATCTGTGAAAACAGGCATGTCAGCAGTAGAGCTTTCTGGGACAACTGGTGCAACGACTGCAACATTTAGGATTATGGGATTCTCCTCTGATCCGGACAACACAACAACAGGCTCAGCTAATGTAAACGTTATTGTTAAATTTAACGAACATTTCTATGTCGACCCAACGGGAGTATAAGTAATGGCTATTAATAGAGCGCAATTAGCGAAAGAATTAGAGCCGGGTTTAAACGCCTTGTTTGGTATGGAATATAATAGATACGAAGCCCAGCATACAGAGATTTATGAAAGTGAATCATCTGATAGAGCATTTGAAGAAGAAACCCTGATAGTAGGGTTTGGTAATGCAGAAGTAAAATCCGAAGGTAGCGGTGTCAGATTTGATACAGCTAACGAAGGTTATACATCTCGTTATACCCACGAAACAGTGGCTTTAGCATTTGCACTAACAGAAGAAGCAGTTGAAGATAATCTGTACGACAGGCTTGGTGCTAGATACACTAAAGCACTAGCAAGATCTATGGCTAATACTAAGCAAATCAAAGCTGCATCTGTATTGAACAACGCGTTCTCTACAACTGGCGGTGATGGTAAAGTGCTTATAGCTACAGATCATCCACTAGGCGGCGGCGGATCATTAGCAAACAGAGCTACTACTATGGCGGATCTTAATGAAACTTCACTTGAAGATGCATTAATTAATATCTCTACATTTACGGATGATAAAGGTCTTAATATTGCTCTAAAAGGTATGAAGCTAATTATTCCACCACAATTAGTATTTGTTGCTGACAGATTGTTACAAACTCCTGGAAGAGTTGGTTCGTCTGACAACGACTTAAATGCTATTAGGAATACTGGTATGCTACCTGATGGTTATGTTGTAAACAATTATCTAACAGATACAGATGCTTTCTTCTTGAAAACAGACTGTCCTGATGGATTTAAGTATTTTGAAAGATCACCAATGACAACCTCATTGGAAGGTGATTTTGATACTGGCAACATGAGATACAAAGCTAGAGAACGTTACAGCTTTGGATATTCTAACTTTAGAGCCGTTTACGGTTCTCAAGGAGCTTAAAGGAACGATATTGTAGCGTTTCTAACTCAACTACAATTACTAAGGGGGCTTCGGCTCCCTTTTTTTTTGTTGCTTTGATACAAGCCTCGTAGTAAACTTTAATAACTAGGAATATATTAACTTGTTCTATCGACTGACCTAGCAGACAAGCCAAGACAATAGAACTTATTTCCGGGAGGAAATTATGGCAAATTCAACATTTAGTGGGCCAGTTAGGTCTGAAGGTGGGTTTCAACACTTAGCTACAAATGCAACTACAGGTAATCAATTAACTAATAAAGTTAATATTGAAACCGATGGGCAGCTTGTTATTGCGGGTACTAACGGCAACAACGTAAACAGAAGTGCAACCACTCCTGACAGATATTACTTAAACGAATATTACGAAACATTACCAAAACTGCAAGGTTTTTTAACTGGAGCTGAAACAAAAGATTTTGGTTCTATTGGAGACGGCAATGAGTTAATTGAAGATGTACCAGTATTAGGAGCCGCTTTAGGTGACTTTGCTATGGCTTCTTTAAGCGTAGACACAGTAGACCTTACTCTTACAGCTACAGTAACAGCAGCAAATGTTGTAACAGTATCTTTAGGTAACTTTACTGGTGGTTCGATTGATTTAGCTTCAGCGACTTTAACAGTAAGGACAATACCTAAACTACAAAGTTTTGGAAGCATTGCTAATCCAAATTTTGAAGTCCTAGGAACTAACATGACTTCTGCTTTAGTTACTAGAAATGCAACAGCAGGTGGGTTTATTATGACAACAGCTGGAGCGGATCAAGACCAATCAATTCTTGCTCCTAACTTAGCTAATCCTGTAGCTTGGTCAGATACTCTTTGGGGTACTGAAAACCAAACAGAATGGGAATGTTCTATTAATCCTAACGCTATTGACAATCAAAAGTTTTGGGCAGGTCTTAAATTAACTAATGACCAATTAATAGCAACTGACGCAGATCAAGCGTATTTTAAATTCCAGACTGACGCGACTAACTCAGAAGCGTTTACTGATTTTACTTTATTGCATTTTGTTCATTCAGTTGGTGGAACTGATTTTATTTCTGCACTACCTATAACGGTAGCTGCTAATACTATCTACCATCTTAAAATTGTCATAGACAGTGACAGAAAAGCAACAATCTTTGTTGATGGCACACAGTACGACATTACTACTACATCTGGTTCAACAGGTGGAACAGCAGTATCTGCTGTAGCCGAAGGTGCAGCAGCAGTTCTATCTGGTGCTTTAACTGACAATGTTGACCTTATACCTTATGTTGGTATAGAAGCTGGTGCAGCAGCAGCCGAAGCAATTGATGTGCATTGGCAGGCTATTAACAGAACTATATTTGAATAAGGAGTAAATTATGGCAACTAGACTAACAGGCTCAGATGTCACAGCAGTCTTTATAACTGCCGATGCTCAAGCCTTAGACGCTGATGGAATATCAGAAGCAGCAGCCGTAGGAAATAATGCTGCCCTCACTATAGAGGGCTCATTAGCTTCTGGCGGTTCTGTCACTAATGTTGGTGGAAGAATTGTTACAATTCTTTCTGCTGGAAATGATGCAGCTAAATCATTTACCGTAGTTGGTACAGATGTTAGCGGTGCAGCATTAACAGAATCAATTACAGGTGCAAATGCTGGTACAGCAACTGGATCTTCATATTTCAGAACAATAACGTCAATAACAGCCGTTGGTAATCCAGCGGGCAATGTTTCTGCTGGTATTAATACGGCAGTTGCTGATGTAATTTTTGCTGGCAGGTCAAGACTGCAAGGCATTAATGTTGTTTGTTCTGCTACGGCTGGTAATTTAGATTTTTTAAACACTTCTACTTCAGGTAGCAGTTTGTTTAAATTAGGATGTGTGGCTTCTGCTACAGCAACCAGAGACATAACTATTCCAGACAACGGGTTGGTGTTTTCAGACGGAGTGTTTATTAATTACACCACAGCAACCTTTACATCTTTGACTGCATTTCATGCTTAAAGGTGGCTAAAGACCCTAGGTTAGCAAGAGCTGGCGTTTCTGGTTTTAATAAAGCCAAAAGAACGCCAAATCATGCTACTAAATCTCATGTGGTTGTTGCCAAAGAAGGTGATAAGATTAAAACCATAAGATTTGGTCAACAGGGTGTAACTACTGCTGGTAAACCAAAAAAAGGTGAATCGGCCAAACAAAAAGCAAGAAGAAAATCATTCAAAGCGAGGCACGGTAAAAACATAGCCAAAGGCAAAATGTCCGCGGCTTATTGGGCAAATCTAACAAAATGGTAAATAAATTATGGCAATAAGTAGAGCACAAGGACCCAAAGGTTTGTACGCAAACATAAATGCAAAAAAGAAAAGAATCAAGGCTGGCTCTGGTGAAAAAATGCGG